TTTGTTAGCCCCTCTATATTTTTTAATAACAATCAAGAACCTGATATTGAATCTGTAATTAATTCTGAGCCTTGGAAAAAATTTGTGAGAGGAACACGCATACATCAGTTAATGGGCGAATCGTCAAAGTTGTTTAGAAGGGTAGTTAAATGACACACATAATATCTTTTGTTTTTGGAGCCGTTCTTATTCTATTCTTTATGGAAATGAATGTAGGGCAAATGAAATCTCATTGGCAACACGCATATCAAGTAGGTCGTGATGATGGATACACACTAGGTAAAGCAGAATACGAACTTACTCATGAACAGATGGTTTATGAATGTGAGCGACTCCATTGGGAAATGCTTGATGGGAAACAAAGATGACTAAACTAATTAAAATGGATGGGTTAGACAAAGCCCTTATCGGACGTTCTTGTATCTGGGATTCCTCTGGTAGACAAGAAGATCGTCTTATTTATTCCGGAGAAAAGATTGTTGCAATTTTAATTGCAAGAGATGGTATGACTCCAGAGGAAGCGTTTGAGTATATTGAGTACAACATAGAGGGTGCGTATGTGGGAGAACAAACACCTTGCGTAATGTGGTCACAATTCATGGACGATTTAGAGCGTGATTACGATATCTATGGAACAGAAAAACCTGAGAAAAAAAATGAGTGAGCCACGGGTCTATTGTAAGACGTGTAACGATTTTCGGTTGGTACGCAATGGTGGGTTACATACTAAAAATGGTTGGATATGCTCAAGCTGTGTGGCAGAGATGGAAGATAAAAAAATTAAAAAGATTAAACTAAATGGATAAAAAAGACCCTGATGAAATTCAACACGGTGGGGAACATTACAAAAAATTAAATGTCTCACCATGGGATGTAATTGATTCTTTTCCTTTAGAGCAAAAAGTGGGTGCTTATAGAGGTAGTGCAATTAAATATATTTTACGAATGGGTCTAAAAGATGATTCTATTTTAGAGATTAATAAAGCTATTCATTGTTTAGAAAAGTTACGAAAAGTGTTGGAGGAACAGATTGAACATTCTAACAATTGATTTTGAAACATACTACGATTCAAAATACCAATTAAAGAAATTAACAACCGAAGATTATATAAGACACCCCGATTTTGAGGTTATAGGGGTTTCTGTACAGATTAATGAAGAAGAACCCGAGTGGCACACTGGCACATTTGAAGAGATTAATTCTGAACTTCAACAATATGGTTGGGAAAGTAGTATCGCAATAGCCCACAACGCTATGTTTGATGCGGCTATTTTAAATTGGAAGTTTGGTATATCTCCACTTATGTGGATTGATACTTTATCTATGGCTAGGGCTGTTCAAAAAGATGTAGATGTGGGGGGGAGCCTTAAAGAATTAGCACAACATTATAAGTTAGGACGTAAAGGCACTGAAGTTTTAGATGCTAAGGGCAAACGTAGGGTTACATTTCCAAAACATGAACTAGATAAATATGGGCAGTATTGTTGTAATGACGTGCGGCTTACGTATAAATTATATAAAAAGTTAGAGCCTTTGGTATGCGCAAGCGAGTTAAGACTTATAGATTGCACCATAAGGATGTTTTCACAACCTGTATTAACTTTAGATGTCCCGGGATTAGAAGGATACCTCAAAGAAATAAAACTAGAAAAGCAGGAGCTTTTAAACAAAGCTAGTGCAGATAAAGAACTTATCATGTCTAACGATAAGTTTGCAACGGCATTGATGGCATTAGGTGTTAAACCACCTAAAAAAATATCACTTAGAACAGGTAAGGAAGCATGGGCATTTGCTAAAAGCGACCAAGCCTTTTTGGATTTGTTAGAACACGAAGATACTAGAGTCCAAAGTCTAGTATCTGCTAGGTTAGGCGTAAAGACTACAATCGAAGAAACACGCACTGAGAGATTTATAGGTATTGGTAAGAGAGGTAATCTACCTGTTCCTTTAAGATATTATGCGGCACATACTGGTAGGTGGGGCGGCACAGATAAAATAAACCTACAAAACTTACCCTCTAGGAATAATAAGTCAGCTATTAAAAAATCAATTACTGCCCCTGAGGGATACTCGCTTATTAACTGTGATTCTTCTCAAATAGAAGCAAGGACGTTAGCTTGGTTTGCTATGCAGACAGATTTGGTAGAGGCTTTTGCTGAGGGTAAAGATGTTTATAAAATTATGGCGGCTAAGATTTATAACAAAAACGTAGAGGATATTACCAAAGAAGAAAGATTCTTTGGTAAAACTGTGATACTGGGTTGTGGTTACGGTATGGGGCATATGAAGTTTCAGATGATGTTAAAACTTCAGAACATAGAGATTGAGCAATCTGAGGCTGAGAGAATTATAAATATTTATAGAACTACTTATCCTAGGATTAAAGGGTTGTGGTGGGATGCTAATAACTCTCTTGATAATATGTTAACAGGAAGTAAGACATCTTTGGGACGCCCGGGAGTAATAGAGCTTTGTAAGAATGGGTTTATCTTACCTAACAAACTAAAACTTATTTATCACAATTTAACATTTAAACAAGAGGCTAAGTCCGGATTTGGTTTTAGGAATGTATATACCTACGACAGAACAAAGCGTGAAAAAGAAATATACATTTATGGAGGTAAAGTAGTTGAGAACATTGTGCAGTCTTTAGCCCGTTGCATAGTTGGAGAACAGATGTTGAAAGTAAGTGAAAAATATAGAGTTGTTTTAACGGTACATGACGCAGTGTTATGTTTAGTCAGAGATAAGGAACTAGAGGAGGCAAAAGAATATGTCGAAAAATGTATGCGATACATCCCAAAATGGGCAGAAGGACTCCCAATTGATTGCGAAACAGGAACAGGAAAGTCCTATGCTGAATGTTGAGGTTAATCCCAAGCTAATGAACGTAACACATCTACTGCGTATAAAGGAAATAACTGATAAAATTGGTACACACACTAGTTTTTATGAATATGACAGCGCAAAGTCTTTAGCAGAAGAACTTATAGTTGAAGCTAGATTGTTGCGAAACACATTTATTATGATTGATGAAAGTGAAAACAGAACAAAATAACATACCTTGGTCATATAGTAGTATTTCTTTATTTAAGCAATGCCCTAAAAAATACTACCATTTAAAAGTTGCTAAGGATTATGTAGAACCACAGAGCCAAGCTATGTCCTACGGAACCATAGTGCATAAAGCGGCAGAGAAATTTGTGCGTGATGATGTGGATATACCTGAGAAGTTTGCATATATGAGAGAAACTATAGAGCATCTTAAAAACAAAAAAGGTGACAAGTTATGCGAACTTCGTATGGCTATTACTCAAGATGCTACAGCTACTACATGGATGGCTAAGAATGTCTGGTTGCGCAGTATAGCTGATTTGATAATAAAAACTGGGGATAAAGCTAGGATCATAGACTACAAAACCGGAAAATCCTCTAGGTATGCAGATACTAAACAATTAGACTTATTGGCTCTTTGTACGTTCATTCATTTTCCAGAGGTTGAAAAGATAAGAGCAGCTCTTTTGTTTCTTGTGTGTAACGATTTGGTTACTAGGAGTTATACTCGATCTGATATGGCTGGGCTAATGGGAGAGTGGACAGCTAATTATTCTTGGTTAGAAAAAACCTATGCGGAGAATGTGTGGAACGCTAAACCTAATTTTACTTGCGAACAATTTTGCCCTGTCACTACTTGTGCGCATAATGGGAGATTTCAATAATGCCTTATGTAAAGAAAAAAAGACCATATAAAAAAGAATACCAACAGCAAAAGCAACGTAAGGAAAACAAAAGACGTGCTGAACGTCAAAGGGCTAGAAGAAAGTTAGATAAAGAAAAGCCTGATAAAAATAACAATGGTAAGGCAGATGTGCGGGAAGGCAAAGATGTATCGCATAGAAGAGCGTTATCCAAAGGTGGTTCTAATAAAGATGGGGTAAGTATTCAGACTAAATCAAAAAATAGATCGTTTAGAAGGAACTCTAAAAGACAATTAGTGTCAGAAAGGAGTAAGCGTGAATCTAAAGGGAAAAAATGAAGATATTACAAGACAAAGCACTACTACTCAAATTAAAAAAACCAGAGATAGTTTTAAATGCGATACAAAAAAGTAAGCTAATAAAAAAAGGGGAAGTATCAGAAGTTTTAGTCAAATGGGGAATTAATGAGTCTATTGCTTTAAGTAATTTAAAGATAAGGTCAACTCCATCTCCAATCAAACGAGATTATAAATGGACAGGGTATTACAAGCCCATGGCTCATCAAATAGAGACTTCTTCATTCTTATCTATCAATAAAAGAGCCTTTTGTTTTAACGAACAAGGCACCGGCAAAACAGCTTCTTGTATCTGGTCGGCGGATTATTTAATGAATTTAGGATTTATAGATAAAGTTCTTGTCATATGTCCTTTATCTATTATGCAGTCTGCGTGGCAAGAGGATTTATTTAAGTTTGCTATGCACAGAACTTGCAACATAGCATACGGAGATGTGAATAAACGTAGAAGAATACTAACCGAAGATTCTGATTTTACTATTATTAACTATGATGGTATAGAAATAGTTCAACAAGAAATCGCTGAACAAAAATTTGATTTGATAATAGTAGATGAGGCAAACGCTTATAAAAATACCCAGACTAAAAGATGGAAAGCCTTAAATAAGATAGTGACTGATAATACATGGTTATGGTTATTAACAGGCACACCGGCGGCGCACTCCCCTGTAGATGCGTACGGGTTAGCAAAACTAACTGTTCCTGATAGGGTACCAAGATTTATGGGGTCTTTTAGAGATAGAGTAATGGTCAAAGTCTCACAGTTTAAATGGATGCCAAGACCAGATGCGGTGCAGACTGTTCATGCAGTGCTTCAACCCTCTATAAGATTTACCAAAGAACAATGTTTAGATTTACCAGAGATTACATATCAAACCAGAAAAATATCTTTAACTAAACAACAACAAACTTATAGAAATAAAATCAAAAAAGATAAGTTAATTTTAGCCGCTGATGAAACTATATCGGCAGTCAATGCGGCAACCCTAATGAATAAGATTCTCCAGTTATCATGCGGCGCTATCTATTCAGATACTGGAGAGGTTATATCATTTGATGGTGGTAATAGAATTACTGTTATGTTGGAAGCTGTAAAAGAGTCTACTAATAAGGTATTAATATTTGTACCTTTTAGACACGCAATAGAGATAGTTGCTGAGAGTCTTGATAAAGAAGGAATTAGTAACTCTATTATATCTGGATCAGTATCTCCGCATCAAAGAACTTCAATATTTACTAATTTTCAGACGAGGGAAAACCCTAAGGTTTTAATAATACAGCCTCAGGCGGCGGCACACGGAGTTACTTTAACTGCCGCAGACACAATTGTGTGGTACGGACCACCTTTAAGTTTAGAGATTTATTTACAGGCTAATGCTAGAGCGCACAGGAAGGGACAAAAGAACGCTTTAACTGTAATAAATTTAGAAGGAAGCAACGAAGAAGCTAGAGTTTATAACGCTCTTATGAAAAAGCAAAATATTCATGAAGAATTAGTGGAACTTTTTAAAAGAGAACTAGACAAAGTAAAGAAATAGAGTTACTCTGTACTTGAAGGATATAAACTAAACAAAGTTAATTTATAAAGGAGAGATAAATGGCTGAATTAACTGCCGACATATTAACCGAAGTTTTTATAAAGCTACGTAATAAACTTCATAATATGCAGAAAAAACATGACGAGCAACAAGCAGAGATCAAAAACAAAATGACTCAAGTTGAATCTGCAATGCTTGATATGTGTAAGTCTACAGGGGCAGACAGTATTAAAACACCCCACGGAACTATTATAAAAACCGTCAAGACTAGATATCAAACGTATGATTGGGCATCCTATCACGATTTTTGTGATGAGCATAAATGTTTTGATTTGTTAGAAAGGCGTATACACCAAGGAAATCTTAAGTCGTTCTTACAGGATAACCCCGGGGTATTACCTAAAGGTCTTAACGAAGATTCCAAATATTCTATTGTCGTTAGAAAAGCTAAATAGTATGCGAAGAATCGTAGTCAGAGATAAAGTGTTTTGTATGCTTCACGATAACGGAGACGTAACTTCTTCTGATAGTACGTTTATAGATGCAGTGATTTTAAACACCTCTCATCATCCAAGCAGAATGTACTATGACGAGGGTCGATATCAATGTTGGTCTATAGATGGGGTTAAACCAGATAGAGAAGTAAATAACAAACAAAACGCAACGTGTATTGGGTGTACTAAAAATATCTCTGGCTCGGGAGACGGTGGTTCAAGAGCGTGTAGATACCAAAAACAGTTGGCTATTGTTTTAGCTAACAATATGGAGGGTAATATTTTTCAACTTACCCTATCATCTATGTCTATTTTTGGAAAAGCAGTAAGTAATAAGATGCCGTTAGATGCGTATAAAAAATATATGAAATCACATGGCGTTGGTTTAGAAAGTGTAGTAACTGAGATTCGTCTTGATGATGATTATGATTTTCCTAAATTGTTATTTTTTCCTAAACGACCTTTAGAAGAGTACGAACATAATCGGTGCGTAAAAAGAATTGAAGAAAAAGATAGTTCTGATGCAACTAAAATTCATTTTATTAGTCATAAAGACAATATCGAAGAAAAAGATTTAATTTTAAAAGATAGTAGTAATTTTTCAACCATATCGCAAGCAATGGGTATGACAGCAGACATCAACTAGGGAGATTTATATGTCAGATTTAACATTAACCAACAACGATAACTTTGCGGCATTAGCTAAAGACATGGGTATGCTCGCAGACACAGATTCGGGTAAACAAAAAAGCACCTTGGCTAGATTAAAGGTAGATCATTCTGGAGTAGAGGGTGAAACAGTAATTAAAGGCAAGAAAAAGACTATTCTTGCAGTAGACCCCGGACAATACTGCCTAGAACTTACAAATGGAACAAAGGTTTACGGTCAAAGCCCAGTTATTAGGTTATACAACCAGAGGTTTATGTACAAAAAATACGTTCAATCTGCAACCGGTAGTGGTAGTGGGACTTACGTTAAGACTGTCATGGCTACAGATTTAAAATCTAGCCTCGAAGATAATGACGGTGGTTTTAATTGTGGTAAACCAAGCGGTTGGATTGAGGATTTTGATTCTTTAGACGACAAAACTAAGGCTCTTATTAAGAGTGTCAAAAGAACTCGAGTGCTTTTTGGTTTAGTCTCTATTAGCAATCCTGTTAATAACAAGGGAGAAGAAGTAGATGCAATAAAAGAAGTTCCTTTCATTTGGGAAATTGATAACCGTGATGCTTTTAAAATTATGGCTGAACCCATAAAAGAAATGGCTGTAATCAACAGCATACTTCCTCAACATAATTTGGTGTTAAATACAGAAGAGCGCACTATACCTACTGGGGCTAAGTATTATTTACCTAGTGTCAAACTTGAAGAGAAAGTTTTAGATTTGTTAGATGGGGATCAAACCATATTTAATGATTTCAATAATTGGATTTTTTCATATAATGAATATGTTCTTAAAGCTCATAAGGCTTCGGAAAAAGTTTTAGATGTATCCGCAGATGCAGAAACTCCTCCTACCAAGAGGCTTAGTAAGAAGGATAAAGAAGTAAAAGATAAGCCTCTTAAGGATTTAGTTAAAGAAGAGTTGGACGATAGAGAATGGGATGATGCTTAACTTTAGCTAATTGTTTTAAACGTACCATCCGTTAGGTATGGCTCTCCTATCGCCTTGCGTCGGGCAGGGTTAACGGAACCCGACACTTTTTTCGGAGGAATTATGATTGGATATTCACAGCTTATAGCTTTTAAGAATGGTGAAGCGGATAAAAATAAAATAGGTGTTAAATTAGGGCGTATTTGTATTGATAAAAATGTCCCTGTTCAAATCGTTGCTAATTATTTCGGTGTATCTAGGGTTGCTATTTACGCATGGTTTTGTGGAGAGGCAGAACCTCGTAAGAAAAAACTAAGTGAGATAAACGATTTTATAAAAAATTTGAGAGATTAAATATGCAAGAATTTTTCCAAACGGTTCTTGCTAGTGAAGGATTTTATTGTGTTGTAGGTATAAATATAAACCTACCAGAGCAAAGAGCGCACAGGTTTTTTAAAACACTAGAAGAAGCAGACACACATATAGAGAAATTTTTATCTCAAGATAGAGATATTTATTTTGGATTATCAACATTTGTAGACCCGAAAGCTCCAAAACCAAGGGCTAAAAAAAACTGCCATAGTTGTAAATCTTTTTGGTTGGACATAGATTGCGGAGAAGATAAGCATGAAGCTAAAAGGGGTTACAAAACTAAAGAGGACGCAGTATTAGCTCTAAGTGATTTTTTACAAAAGACTAAATTACCAAACCCTTGGGTAAATGATTCTGGTAACGGTGTACACGTTTACTTTCCCTTGGAAGAAAACATAAGTATTGAAAAATGGAACCCTCTAGCTAAAGCACTAGTGGCTTTATGTAAAGAACATAACTTGTTAATAGATGCCGCTGTTACTATTGACGCTGCGAGAATCTTAAGAGTACCGGAAACATATAACTTTAAAAATGGCGGACGTAAGCTAGTGAAGGTTCTTCAACGCACGGACCTTAAGCACAGAGTTGAAGAGCTTGAAAAGTTATTACCACAAGATGTAATTGTTGAGAGCGCTAAAGTTCCCCAAGAAGCTAAAAGATTGTCTTTAGTTGATAAAGCAAAACGTGATAATTATAGTAGTTTGTTTGGGGTGTTGGCTAAGAAATCTTTAAAAGGTAAAGGCTGTAATCAAGTTGCAATTGCAATTAGAAATCAGGCTAATACGGGGTACGATACTTGGCGGGGTATGTTGTCTTTAGCTCAGCATTGTGATGATAGGGACACCGCTATTCACAAACTATCAAAAAAACATCCTGAGTACAATTATGAGACTACAGAAAAAGTTGCAGAAGATACACAAGGAGAGGACAAAGGACCGTTTTTATGCTCTACTTTTGAGAGAAACTACCCTGAGGGTTGTAATGGTTGTAGTGTAAAAGGAGATTTTAGTAGCCCAATTGCTTTAGCAAGAATTGTAGAAGCCTCGGCTGTACCTAAGAGTATTTATGACTTAGTGCCTCCCTGCTCAGATAAAGTAATTACCACAGAAGCAGTTGAAGAGGAAGAAGCAGAAGAAGCGGGAGATTTAAGTTACTCTATGCCCGCTCCATATTTTTTAGGTAAGAAGAATGGTGGCATATGGAGAACTGGGAGTGATGGTGAAGATGTATTAGTTTATAAATTTAATTTGTTTGTACTTAAAAGAATAGACGACCAAAACGAGGGAGAGAGTGTTTGTCTTAGGTTGCAACTACCTAAAGACCCACCAAAAGATTTTACGATTGCGAGTGCTGACGTTGCGTCTTTGGATAAATTAACTAGTAAATTAGCCTCAAAAGGTGTGATGGCTCATAGTTATAAAATGATAAAACAGTATATAGCAGACGTATATTCAAACCTACAGATACAAAAAGAGGCAGACGTGGCACATCATCAATTTGGTTGGACAAGAAAAGATTCTTTTGTTGTTGGTACTTCAGAGGTTATTAATAACAAAAAACAATATGTGCCGCCTACAGTGGCAACTTCTGACATGGTGGATTGGTTTCGCTCAAAAGGTGATATAGAAAAATGGAAAGAAGCCTTTAATAGTTATGGTAGAGAAGGTATGGAAGGTAATGCTTTTGCGGCACTATCTGCTTTTGGCTCGCCTTTGTTAAAGATAGCTACCAACCATAAAGGTATTATGCTGAACTTAAAACATAACGACAGTGGCTCAGGTAAAACAACTACATTAAGAGTCATAAACTCTGTATGGGGGCATCCAGAATACCCGTTACGTGCGCCGCATGATACTAAGAACTCTTTAGCTCAGAGAATGGGAGTTCTAAATAACATACCTTTTACTATAGATGAGCTATCTAATACAAAGCCTGAGGACATATCTAACTTGCTTTATGCGGCAAC